TGGGAGAAACTTTAGGTGAAAGTAATGATAGTTATCTAGCCATTGAAATTGTTTCACCTACGGCTCATATTTCCGCTTTTGATTTGTCAATAGCTCAAGTCCAGCTTGAAGAAGGAGAAGTTGACACACCATTTGAACAACGGCCGTATGGTTTGGAACTAAGTTTATGTCAAAGGTATTATCAGCAAATGTTGCTATCATGTCTATCAATAGATTATAATCGTCGAGCGCATATATTTCATAATCTTATACCAAATATGAGAAAAAAGCCTACCGCAAAAGTTTACTCTGGTCAAACTGAAACATTAAATAAAGTTTCAGGATATTCTAGTGCAATAGAATATACTATTGAACGTATACATTTTTTTCAGAGTTCAGTTGGAGGAACAGAAGAAGGTGTTCCTGTAGTTATGAGTTATGTTGAATGTCCGAGCGGAAGTTCCTTTCCAGCACAGCCACTCTGGGGAAAATTTACATTTGATGCAGAACTATAAAGGAAACAAATATGTATAAACTATCACAACAACCAGAATTAATGGTCATACGATTAGCAGATGGCGCACACATTCCTGTTGCTCCTGGTAATCGTGACTATGAAGAATACAAAGCATGGTTAGCAGAAGGTAACACTCCTGAACCTGCTGATGTTACACCAGCGGATGTTCAATTGAGAGCAGAAAGAGATCAACTGTTAGCAGAAACAGACACACCTTGGGGACTTGCTGACTACAATCATCCTGACAAGCAATTATGGTATGATTATCGTCAAGCTCTTCGAGACCTAACATCAACTGCTGATCCACAATTAGATGCGGATGGCAATCTAACAAACGTCAACTGGCCAACAAAACCAGCATAACATGTCATACATTGGTAATATTCCTGTTCTTCAAACAACTGAGTATCGAGAAGAACATACAATCACAGAAGAAACACAAGCCGGTTTTACCACACAAGGATATCTACCGGGCTACATCTCTGTATATCGTAACGGTGTGCGGTTGGCTGAAGAAGACTTTCTTGCTGATGATGGTTCAACTGTATTGCTCAACACACCTGCCTTAGTTGGTGATGTAGTTGCTCTTGAATATCGTACAGCAATTGTTGAAGTTAAGGATAACTCAATCAATGTTGACAAGTTAAATTTACAGCCAGATTCAATACCAATTGAAGCAGTTGAAGTTACCGCAAACTCAATTTCAATTGATGCTCTTGATGGTCAAATTGAACTTGATAAAATAAATATAACTGCAAATTCAATCTCATTGGATTCAATTGCTTTGACCGAAAATGGCATTCCAATCTCTGCCGTAAACACTGCAGGATTGAATTTAGATGCCGGTGCGAAGGCAGATATGTTCTATGAGAACAGCAACATTCTAACCGAATCTTATACAATCACTGATGGCAAGAATGCTCTCAGTGCAGGACCGATCACAATCGCAGATGGTGTGGTTGTTACAGTGCCTGCTAACTCAGTTTGGACAGTGGTATAATGGCAACAAGCATAATTAAAACAGATGAACTAAGACTGCTGAATGATCAAGTGGTGATGTCCGATGGAACATTAACAGGTAATGTTACGTTTCCTGCTGGGCATGTTGTTGGACAAGCAATCACTTTCTATAACGAGATCACATCATATTCACAAGCCCACGGAACTAGTGCCGGTGAATATGCGTTAACTGAAGGAATTGACCTTGATGATTTAACAGTATCTTATATACCAAAAGATCCTAACAATAAATTATTTGTGAGTGGAGTAGTAACATTTGGAACATCTGTCCCGGTTTATAGTGCTTTGCGTGTGAAAAGGCAAATAAACAGTGGTGGTTATTCTTTTTTAGAATCTGTGATGAATGTAGATGAGGCCGCAATGGCAGGATCAAGCTCAAGAAAAGCAATTGCTGGTTATTCGACTAATGGTTTAAGTGCTAGCGGATGGATCAGTGCTAACTTGGGTTTTGGATTTATTGATTCATCTCACATAAGCAGTGTTGGTGATACTGTGCATTATAAACTAAATCATACCTACAGTGGTAATGACGCAAGTAATAAGACTCTATATATAAATCGTAATTTTTATCCAACAAATGATTACGGATCATACACTGCTGTTTCGTATATACGAATAGAGGAGATACAAAATGATTGATATAACACAAGCGATCATATCTCTTCAACCAAATGCAGTATTTTCTTGCAAAAATAACGATTACAATAAAATAAAATGGATTGATGAGAGTATAGTCAAGCCATCGTATGAAGAAGTTTTAGCAGAAATCAAAAGATTAGAAGGGCTTGAACCCATGCGACTACTCAAAGAAGAACGCAATCGGCTTCTTGCTGAAACGGATTGGAGATTTCGAATTGACCTAGAACCAAATCAAGCATGGTATGAATATTGCCAAGCGTTGAGAGACCTGCCACTGAACAGTGATCCTCAACTGGATGAGAATGGTCAATTGACCAATGTAACATGGCCGGAGAAACCAAATGCCTAGTGCTTTACGAATCAAAGAGATAAGAGACTTAGAAGATAATGTGATGATGTCAAATGGAGCATTGACGGAGAATGTTTCTTTAGGAAGTGCTTCTTTTCCTGCTGGACACATTATACAAACAGTGACTGAATATAAAACAGATACTGAAACAATTTCTGGTTATAGTGGTTATGTAGATATAGATTTTCAATGTCAAATCACACCGAAATTCAGTAACAGTAAAATACTGGTGTCTGTAAATATCGAAGCGGCTGGTGGCGGTTCGAATTATACACTGTCTTTTAAATTATTAAGAGATAGCACAGAAATTGGATTAGCAGATGCTCTGAGTAGCAGACCGAGAACATTTGGTGTAATAGGCGCACAACCTTGGAGTAATTATGTAAGAAGTTATATGTCAAAACAATTTCTTGATACCCCACCAATACCATCAACTCCAATACCAATAACATATAAAATGCAAGCAAGAGACAATCGTGATGGTGGTTATATATTGATTAATCGTCAGTGGTATGACTATGATGGAGGTTCTCATTCTACAGGAACTTCATCAATAGTTTTACAGGAGATTTCACAATGATGTTACAAGCATTAGATGAACTTGGTTATAGTGGATATTCTTGGCGATTAAAGAATGATAAACTTATTTGGAATGATAGTAGACCAGGACCAACTGAAGAACAAATCCAATCAAAAATAGAGGAACTAAAAGCCGCTGAACCTCTTCGATTGCTTCGAGAAGAAAGAGATCGAAAATTAGCAGCAACAGATTGGCGTGCCACAATTGATTATCCAGGAGACGACCAAGCAGCATGGCTTGAGTATCGTCAGGCACTTCGAGATGTTACAGAACAAGATCCAGAAAACGTCACTTGGCCAGAGGAGCCGGCATGATCAAGATTCATGGTTCATCAGGAATTGAATTTCCAAACAACTACTCAATCAAGTCAGACAGTGGTGACTTAACTGTAATGAATGATGTGAACAAGTTATGGGGAATGAATTCTACTGGTTATGAAAGTAAACCGAATATTCCAGCTTTTTATGGTTCCGACCTTAGTCCTGTAACAGTAGATAGATTTGCTAGAGCAAATAATATTTTAATAAACAAAGGTAATCACATTACACATGTCAGTCCTGATGGCAATGAGAGAACAAGATTTAATGCTCCTGTAACAGGATTATATCATGCATGGATGGGTAATATAGGTACAAATGTTGCAGGAACTCTTAGAATGCATTTTTATATAAATGGAACCTCTCAATATCCACAACTAAGAAACGCTCAAACTCTTAATAATGGTACTAGTGCATCAATGGTAGGTATATTTGAAATGAGTGCGGGAGATTATTTAGAGTGGTATTCATCTGACCAATATGGATGGTATAGTAGTATTTATGCTCATATTGGTTGTTATTTGATAGGTTAGTCTATGAGCATCAAAAATAAACTTTGGAATGACTATCGACTCTTTCAAAGTTTATTCACACGCAAAGAACTTTTTCATCCAAAAGTGATCAGTGTGTTTGTCTTTTCATATCTTTTCGTTTTTGCTACTACAGTGATTGTATACATTTCTCAATAGATAAATATAGAAAACTGAATTTTCAATTTTTTTCATAGAAAAAATATGGGCAATATCATTAAACATCTTAGAGGTACAACCACCGACCATGCTTCATATACCGGTGAAAAAGGCGTGATTTCCGTTGTTACTAATGAAGGCCCAGAATATTTACCAACAGGTGAAATACGAGTGCATGATGGTAAGACCGCCGGCGGGCTTGATCCGTTAAGTGAACTCAAACAAATGATCGTAGATTTACAAAATCGAGTTACCACTTTAGAGGGAAGTTAATATGGCCGGTGTTTTAATTGTAGAAGAGATACGTCCACCAGCGGATAAAACGTATATCAAAATTTCGGCACCTTTGACAAACGTACAAGGAACCGCAATCTTTGATCCGGTTTCTGGGAATACAAGTGTTCTCATGTCAAAGTTTGCCGATGGTGAAGTACCTCTCGAAAAAATGACAATCAATGATGAATCAATTCCTTATAAAAGAATTGCGATTGCTAACAATCAAATTCTTGAGGAAAAGCTAGGACCAATTTCTTATGATAAGATTGTAATACCAGAAAAAGCAATCAAGCTTGACAAGATTGATATACCTCTCGCATCAATACATTGGAATAAAATTGAAAATGGAATTCCAATTCACAAACTCGCTCCTGTTCCCTACAATAAACTTGCATTGAATGATGGTGATATTGAAGTAAGTAAACTTGCTCCAATACCATATGAAAAAATTGTTATCAACAAACATCAAATTCCACTTGACCATCTACCATCAAGTTTTGACTATAGCATGATCAATGTTCCTGATGAGGCAATTGAATTAAGTAAATTGCCCGCAACAATACCATTCTCAAAAGTTGATATATCGGAACATCAAATTGGTTGGAACTTATTGCCGAATACAGTACCTTATGAGATGGTTGAAATTGCAGATGGTCAAATTGATATATCAAAGGTAACTATACCTGATGGTTCAATTTCTCTTACTGCATTTGAAATTGATCCTGGTACAATTGAAGTTGATATGAGTGCTGCATTGATCCCTCCTGCATCAATTTCTGGTGCAAGCATAAAGACTTGGGAAACAAATTACATGCACTATATGCCAAACTATATTCTTCCTGGTCAGCAAAGAGTGATGCGCCAGAGATATGTAACTAGTATGGCTGAAGATATCAAGGAAATGATTCCTGCAGCATGTTTTATGCGTATTAGTGCAAAGGGTGGTGGTAATAATTCTTCACAGTGGACAGGTGTCCATATTAATGAAATGCTATATGAATCAAAAGGCAATTTCAATGTGCTAGTCATTGGCGGGCCGACCGGTAGATATCTTGATGATTTTCACAATCAAGACAAGCTTGATGCAGTTGAAGATTGGCGATTAAATATGTGGCATGCCGTTCCTCAAGAATCAGTTATACTAGCGAACACCGCAAATATAACATTTTCAAATAATACAAATACAATCATCACAACTGATACTGGAGGAATCACAACATATACAGACCTTGATGGCAATACAGTCAATACTGTAAATGCAACATTCATTATGTCTGAAGATTTTAATGCTCACACACCTGCAAATAATTATCCGATTTTAAGATTCGAATCGAATACAACTATTACAACAACAGATAGTAATACAATTTTCACAGATAGTGTTACTGGTAATACTATCAATACAATGAATGTTGTTATAACAACAAATAAATGGGTGGAAAAAGATAAGCCATATTTAAATAAAAACATCCAATATGGACGTATAATCTATCATGAAGGATTTCCAAATAGTTCAACTGGAAGAAGTCAAGCAAGTGATGCATTTAACTTGTATTTGAAAGATGGTAACTATGTAATTTTTTGGACAAATGGTGCTGGCGCTCAATACCTTTCTGATTCAATGTCCGCACTTTCACCAAGAGGTGCAAACTATCCATCGAAATTTGCACATAACTTACCAAATGATTCAGCATACTACTGTATAATGATGGGCGGCGTTTCAGATAATCACCATGAATTTTTATATGATCCGCCATTTGGTATTATTGATGAAGGATATTCACCAGAAGGTAATAATTCAAGAGCCTTTATAACATATAATAATTTCTTACTATTATTCTGATAGGATAAAATGCCGTATATAGGATCATCTAACCAAAATGTAAATACACGGTCATTGATTGAACATCAACATTATCTTCGTGTTGATGCTGATACAACAACATATCCTAATTACTATGCATTTCAAGTAAACTATACACCAGGAAATATAACTGTAGTTGTAGGTAATACCTTTTTAAAGCATACAGAATACGTTGCAACAAATGGTAAAGAAGTTTTAATACCAACTTCATACACAATTTTAAGTACAGACCCAATTGAAATTATTGGATACAACGTACCAACAAGTTATGCACTTGAACGTTCAGATGTAAACATTACTAATGGTATTATTGGTGGTGTAAATGTTACCGACTTTAAATCAATTCTTGATAGACTTGATGCGCTTGAGGCACAGGTTGCAAGCTTAACATCTTAATAAGTTAAAAATATGTTTATTGGAAATCAACCCGGAAGTGAAAAGATACAAGACCATAAATCATATGCAGGTGACGGAAATAGAAAGTTTTTTGCAATTGCCTATCAAGGTAATAATGTTCTTGTTTTTCTAAATGGTATTAAATTAAAAGAAGGCATTGATTATCATATTGAACCTACTGGTTCATATGTTGAATTTACTCTTGCACCTGAAATTGCAGACTCAATTGATCTTTATGGTGCAAGTGAAGTAACAGACCTTTCTCGTTCAACATATTCAAAAGAAACATTCACTGCAGGTGCAGGTCAAACAATGTTTCAATTGCTTGGTCAAATTGCAGGTGGTGAAAGAATCAATGTATATTTAAATGGTCTTCGTTTAGCAGAAAGCGATTATGAGATTGACTATATAAATAAAAATATAACAATTTCTCCCAGATTAGAGGGTGACATTATATTTGTTGAAATACTTCAACATGGTTTTCGAAGTTCAATGCACAATGCAAAGAACGAGAAAGCATTACACCCAATGTTTGCAACACCTTCAAAAGTCACTCAAAATCTATTAGTACCTGAAGGTGAGAATGCAATGTTAGTTGGTCCAATTGATCTAGAAGGTGTCATTGAAGTTAATGGCACTTTAACAATCGTTTAAATTGTGAATAAGATAAATACTATTAATTGCTTAACAATAACAATTTAAAAAAAGTATAAATGGCAAGTGTATTAAAAGTAGATAGTTTACAGGAATTAACGGCTAATGCTGGTATTCATATTGTTGGTAAGATTACAGGACCTTCCGGTGATCTAATTACTGCTGACGGTAGACTTTCTGTAACGAGACAGAATATTAATGTCACTGAGGATTTAACAGCAAACAAAGTTATCGGTACTCAATTTGTAGGTTTTAAATTAAACATGGTTGAGAACCTAATAAATGCTGATAGTGCAGGAATA